TCAACCACCACATGACAGTCGTGTCGCAGCAGATCGCCAATTTACACGTTCCCTGAGACACTTCCGAACTCTGCGGCGCAGAAGATCGAGGTCAGCCTTTTCTACAAGCATGGAATAAAGTTCAGGTCTGTGCTTGGAGAGCAAACCCGGAGCGACTCCCAATTCGTATAGAAAAGTCAACGCTTCCTCACGCCATAGGAGCGCCACTATGGATGCAGGATCAGGCGAAGGGTTTCTCATTGCGTGCTTCAAATCGCAAAACTGGAGTGTGCCAGACGCTCCGCGTGCAACCCTGATCCCCCACCAGTCCGGCACGATATCAACAGCGCCGCGCAAGTGGCGCTCCCCGACTACGAGTGTCAAGCGGTCGAAAACACGTCCGTACGATTTAGCTTGTTCGGGAAGACGAGCAAGAGTGTCCTTGTCACTCTTGAGTTCAAAACCGTGTAACTCGCCGTTGACGAGGGCGAGATCGATACGCGAGAAGCCATGCTGAACACCCAACTCTTCGAAGATCACAGTTTCAGCGTCACCCATGTGCTGGACAAACAGCGCCTGTTTTGCCGCGATTCGCAGTTGGGCATCATTCATAGGCACGCTCTTCATCATACCTAAAGCAGTTCCCATAAGGGGTATTTGCGCTCGAACTCACTCATTTCCTCTCGCGCTTTGTCAGCCAAGGACCTGTGCGCCGAGCGCATTTCGAGTACGGTGGCGTCGAGCGCCTTGTACAGCCAACGCGGTGTCGCGCAGTGATCGCTCAAAGAGCAGTCCCGGAGGCGGCGGCTTGCAGGTCGGCAATGATTTTACTCTCCATGTTTCGAAGCTCGCTGCGCATGTAAGGCCGCGCTTCCAGGCCGGGATGCGTGACGCGCCGCACCACCACCATTTTGCCGCCCACCATGAACGCCAGCGCTTTCCGCGGCGGGAACGGCTCGATGGTCCACGGGCCCTCCGCGCCGAGCTCCTGCACGCGCGCGTAATCCACGATGGCGCCGCTTTTCTTCGTCCGCTTCGTGGTTTCCTCCCCGCCGCCAAGGACCTGGCCGACGATGTTCGTGCCTTCGAGCTCGGCCGGGACGGCGCGGATTTCGCGCGCAATCTTCTGCGCGCCGTGCGGGAAAAACTCCGGGATGCTTTCGCCCACGATGCGGCTGGCCATCTCAAACATCAGCGCGGTCATTTTGCGCATCAGACGCTCGACGATCTCCTCGCCGTGCTCGCGCGCCACGGCGGGATTCACGGAAATGCGGGCGACCAGCATCTATGCCGCTTTTTCTTTTCCCTTCGCCTTCACGTTCGCCGCAGACTGCGACTGCTCGCGCTCCGGCCAGTGCCAGGTGCCGGGCTTTTTCTTCGGATCGAAATGCACGGACGTGGCCCAGATCCCGGTGGCAGCGGCTTTCACCAAGCCGATCCCCACCACCTCCGACGTGATGCGCGGGACTGGCCCGACCTGTATCGGCAAATTCCCGTCATCGTTGGAACCATCCACGAAGAGAACGCCGTTGACGATTCCACTATCGCCCCACGCGCGAGCGACAAGTAACGGCCGCGCCTGCCCATCCTTCATCACGTAGTTCACGATGCGTCCCGCCTGAAGTCCTTTCATGTCGCCTCCTAGAAATTGAATCGCCGGTAGTACAGCAGCGTGCGTTCGCAGTCCGGATCCATCTCCCATGTGCCGTAACTCACGGTGCCGCCGCCCTCCGCCATCGCCTGCGACCGTTGACCGATCCAGCCGGTGCGCTTGAAATTGAGCGCCACAACTTTTCGCGCCGTCATTTCGAGATCGTAGGGCACGCCGCTAAATCCGCCTGAGTACTGGAGATTGATGTTCTGCTCGCCCAGCGCGAAGCGATAACCCCCGCGCTCCATGCGCGCGCGGCCGCCGCCGAAAACCTGGTGGTAGGGATTCGCGCCGCCACGCAACACGAACGCGCGTCCGTCCTGGTCGATCACCCATCCGGGCGTCGACATGCTCGTCGACTGCGGGATCGTGGTCACGCCGATGATGACGACCGGCGCCGGCGAAGGAGCGATCGGCCAATTGTGCACGTAGAGTTTTCTCTGGCCGTTGCCGTCGTACCGCTCGTTGTAAGCGACGGGCGTGACCAGTGGAGACGTGCTCGGAATCGAACCGTCCGCGTTGCCGCGGCCCGTCATGCGCAGCACTGCCAGTGAAAATGCCGTGATGCAGTCCTGAATGGTCTGATCGTCGGCGAAGCCTTCGTCCTGCCACTGCAACTGTGGCGACGATGGCCCTTCCGACGTCACGCCGCCGCCGTCGTTGAACGTGGGAGTTGTCCCGCCGGCCGTCCCAGGCGTGATGACGCGCTGCGTGTGCAGCGCCGCGTCCACGATGAATTGCCCGACGAGATAGGAGAGGCCAGGCGTCCACGACGGGGAAACCGCTGCGCCCATCCAGCGTTTGACGTTCGCCACGACTGTGAGATCGATCGCGTTCATTTCGCTGCGGGGCGCCGGAGGCCAGAATCAAGCGGCCGGCAACCGTTTCCAGTTGCCGGCCGGTTGGAGGAACTTCAGCTCGTGCTAGTTGCTGCCCGCGATCCCGGTCCGCACCGTGGTGAGCGCCGGAATGTAATGCCCCAGCGCCTCGTGCACGTAGGTGCCGAACGGGTAGTTGCGGCTCACCAGCGCCCACTCGGGGCTGTAGTAGTCCATCTGGACGAAGAGGCCGCGCACCCCCGGCAACCGCGAATGCGGATAGGGGTTCTGCGACTTGTCGTAGAGGATCGTGCCGGGCGGCAGCATCGTGTGCGTCCGGATCGGGATCGTCTCCGAGCCCGTCTCCTTCATGGTGTATTGCGAGTAGTACGCCGACACCGCGAAGGCGCCGATGATGTTGCCCTGGCCGTCGCGCTCGATGTTGAAGCGGTACGGTGAGGGCAGGGAACTCGCGCCCTTCAGGATGCACGCCGAAACGACTCGGCGCGCGGTCGGATCCATGTACATGCAGTCGGCCGTCGCCTGCATCGCGAGGAATTGCTGTTCGAGATCGTAGTCGATCTCCATCACGCCCGGGACGCCGCTGAGGCCGGCCATACCCTGCGTGATGTTTCCGTTGTTCGCGCTGCCGGTGGCGGGATTCGTCACCGTCAGGTCGCCAGTGTTGATGAACGTGCCCCCCTTGATCGCCCAGCCGATCAGGCCGGTGGTTTCGAGCGGCTGCGCGGAATTGTCCGTGGACAATCCGGTCGCCGCAGCGGTCTGCGTGCCCGCGCCGGCTTGGCCGAGCACGACGTAAGGCACCGTGGTGATCGCGCCGAGCACGGCGTTCCCGGCAGCCGGGGAGCCGGAATCCGTGACGTCCACGTACCACGCCCACGCGAACGCGCCGGGCTTCGGTTTCACCCAGGCCGCAACGAAGGGCTTCGCGGTCGTCGCCGTGACCACTGCGGATGCCGCGCTCACCTTCCCCATGCCGCCGTAGATCGTGTCCTGCGTGCTGTCGGCGTTCGTGCGATTCCAGCTCACAGACAGCCCGGTTCCGCTGCCCACCGTCGGCGCGGCCTGATAGCCGAATTGCGAGTTCACCGGATTGCCGAGCATCGTCAGCTCGATCACGCGCACGGAAACGGTCGTGCTGTTGGAGAAGCCGGTGCCGGTGTCATTCGGCGCGTTTGTGACCGTCCCGCCGTTCGTGCCCACGAAGCTCGAAGGCGCTCCGCCGCCCGTTGCGGCAGCCTGGATGGCGACGCTCGGTTGATTCGGCTGGCCGAGCTGGAAGCCGTTGAGGCCAGTGCCAGTGCCTTCGTTGCCGCCCAGGATGATCGACTCTTCCTGGAGGAAGAGCTCCTGCAAGCCGCGCAGGTGCTCGTCGGCGTTCAGCGGGGTGTAGCCTTCCGCGGCAACCTGCGCCGTGAACGTCACCGACCGCTCAACTCCGAATTCCTTGTAGGTCGCGATCGCGTCGTTCTCGTTCGGCGTGGCCGCCGCGACGCGCTTCCCCTCCGCCGCGCCGCCGTAGACGACGCCCGGGCTCACGCTCGTGTACTTCCAGTGAACCGCCGTGCCGAATCCCTCGTTCTGCCGCCCCCAGCGCGGCAGCGAGTTGCGCAGCGGCGTGTTCACCGGGTAGATGAGGAACGCCGGCCCGCGCAGATCGTAGAAGACGTAGTTCGTTCCGGTCGTGACGCCGGCCTTGATCATCTTCTGCCGGTAGTCCTCGACGAGGTCGCGCATGAGCTTGTTCGCCATCTCCGCGCGGTTGTTGAACTCGGCCTCGACCTTCTCGCGCTGCGAGACGCTGAAGCCGTTCTTGTGGATGAGCCACTGGTTGATGCCGTCGCTCGTGCGCCCGAGAGCGCCGATGTCGCGCCGGTATTTCTGGAGGGCCTCCTTGCGCTCGGCCGACCACTCCGCCGCGACCTTCTTCGCGATCCCCTGCTGTTCGAGGATCATCTGCGCGTACATGCCCTCGGACCCGGAGCCGCGCATCTCGCTGAGCCCGACGCCGCCCGCGTACCTGCTTCGTGTCAATTGCATCGTCCTTCTCCTTGGGCGCCGCTGGCGCCGCTGGCTTCAGAAGCTCCTACAAAAAATCCTTCGCCCTACGCGGGCACGATGTCGAGCGCGTCCTGCGTGGTGCCGGTGCTCCTCGCGACCGTGCCGCCGGTCTTTCCGACGAGCGTCACATTGTCCGCCGCGTCTCCCGCGGGCTGCGCGAGCTTCGCCTTCTCGATCGCGTCCTTCACTGCTTTCGCCACGATCGCATCGACATCCGCGGCCTTCACGAATCCTTCGGTGTTCGCCGGCGCTGGCGCCGGTTGGGCCGCTTTCGCGCCCTCGACCTCGCCTTGCGCGCCGATCAGGTCCTTGCAGAGCCCGGCGCACTTGTCGAGATGCTCGGCGTGTTCTTCGTGCATCTCCGAGAGCTCGCCGTGTTTCTTGTGCATCTTCTCGTGATGCGCGATCGCTTTCTGGATGTGGGCGTGGAGCGCCGTGAGGCCCTTCTTCGCCTTCTCGAATTCCTCGGCCGAGACGAACTGTTTCTTGAACTCATCCTCGCTGATTCCCAGCGCGGCCGCGCACTTCTTAATCTGTTCGGGGTTCATTGCTTTTTTCCCTCCGTCAGCCCACGCGAGCAATTCGGATGATTCCTCTGCCGCGAGCTCCTCGAAAATAGTTACCAGGTCCCCCAGCGCCGTCCGCAAATCGTCCGGCACCGTCGATGCGTCCTGCTCGAAATCGCGCTTCGTCGTCGTGTCCCACAGCAGCCAGGCCACGTCCTGGAGCATCGTGGCCATCTGCGCCACGGAGAACATTCCCTTCTCCACGCCGCCGTCGAGCGCGTCGAGAATCTTGCTGATCTTCTCGGCCTCGTCGCTGACTGTGACGCCGAATCGCTTCGCCGCTGCGCGGATCCGGCCCTTGACCTTCGCCTTTTCGTCCGCGGGGATTCCCTCGGTCTGATTGAATCGCGCGAGCGCGTTGCGGACGTGCGCCGCGTCGTGAATCGGCAGCTTCCAGGTCGAAGTGTCTTCCGGATCGCCGACGTACGCGAAATCCGACGCGTGCAGGTCTTTCCCGCCCTTGCGTTTCGTCTTCGCTTCCTTCGCGAGGCCCGGCGGCGTGGCGAACTTCACCAGCTCCATCGAGCCGTCCGCCTTCACATGCTGGAACGTCGCGGCCTTGAGCGAAGGATTGTCCACCAGCGAAACCTCGCCGATCACCGGCGCGTAGTTTCGCGGCGTGCTGCCCGCGGGATCCCGCCACGCGTAGTTGCCGCCCTGCGAGAAGCCGCGATACATCCCCTTTTTGATTTTCTGCCAGACGTCGTCGTCCGCCGGCTCGACGCCGATGAAGATCTGCTTCGCCGCGTCGTCGAAGTCGATTTTCACGGCCTTGCCGCCCAGCAGCAGTTGGTGCATCTGGCGGATGTTGCCGAGCGACGGGTCCTGCCCCGCGGCGGTCGTGGATTTCAGGCACTCCTCGCTCCAGACTTTGTACGCGCGCTTCGCGTCCATCGGCTTCGAGGGGTCGTCGTAGATGCAGCGCTCGCCGTCGGAATCCACATCCTCGCAGGTCACCAGGCCGTAGGCCATGTGGGCCGCTTCGTCCACTTTGACCAGGGGGAAGTATTTGAGGAGTTGTTCGGGCATCGCCGCCATCCTATCCTTCCACAACTGTTGTGGCGTCCATCGCGCCTCGGGCTGTGCTCAATCGGGCAACGATCATTCGGAAATCTCCACGGCTTGCAGGATGCAGTTGCAGCGCGGATGCGCCAGCGGCATCAGGTCGCCCGAGGGGAACGCCTGGCCCAACTCGCGCACCTCGCCGTCGTTGTCCGCGCAGATATCGCAAGGATCGACGGCGCAGAGCCACTTCACTTTCTTCACCAGGCCGGACTTTTTCCACGTCTCGAAATTGCCGCGCACCTGCGCCGTCCGCGCCTCGCTATCCGCGATGAGATGCGCGCGGCCTTCGGAGAATGCGCCCGCCTCGCGCACCTGGCTGACGACGTCCTCGTACGGCGTCTCTTTCTCGAAAGCGTTCTTGATGATTTGCCGCAGCTCGTCGCGCGTGGTATCCGTGATGGCGTATTTCGCATTCGGGTTCGCCACCAGCTCGCCCGTGGCGCTGTACTTCATGCCGATCATTTCCGCCGCGCGCTTCGAAGCGTAGTCCGCGGCGATCTCATTCACGGCGGAGATCATGTCCGCGTCCGAGATCTCGATCTGCACGATCGCGTCGTTGACGCCGGAGAGCGCGGCCTGTTCGAGCGCCTTGCGCGCTTCCGGCGCGAGGCCGGCAAATTCGCCTTCGACCGAGGCGTAGATGTCGTCCGCGATTCGCTTGGCCTTCTCGTCGTCCGTTTCTTTCTTCAGCTTTTTGCCGCCTGCCCCGAGCTCCGAAGGGCCCAGCGCTTTGAGCAAGCGATCGGCTTTGTCCGCGGCTTTGTCGCGCTGCCGGCGAAACACCTTCGCGATCGCGGCGGCCAACGTGCCCGTCGCCGCTGCCGTCTCCGCCGTCACGCGACCCGCGTCGATCTTCGCGCTTTTCCCTTTGCCTGTCCGCGAGACGAGACGCAGCCGCGGACGCACAGCCTTCTCGGGCTCGGGCGGCTCGTCTCCATTCTTGCCGTTGCCGTTTCCGTTCTCGTTTTGCGGCGCCACTTCGGCGAGTTTCTGGCTGCGCTCCACCTGCTGATCGACGTTCAGCGGCACGACGCCGGTCGCCGTGGTGATGCAGAGCAGGTTCGCTTCCGGCGCCGGATCGGCGTCGAGCCCGCGGTCCGCGCGGCATTCGTTGCGCGTCTTGATGCCGTTCTTCGTATCGCTCTCGTCCACCTGCGAGCGTTTCAGCGGGTCGAGTTCCTTTGTTGTGTCGAAGGTCAGTTCGTATTGCCGGGCCCGGAACGCGCGCCAGAGAATCCAGTCAACGGTCTCTTTCACCCACTGCGCGATCGGGTAGTATCCTTCCTCCTCCGCCGATTCCTGGTCCTGCTGCGCCGTCGCGCGCGTCATTTGCTTTATCAGGCGCGACTTCGGCGTACCGTATGCGAACGCCACGACGGCGATGTGCCGATCATCGTCCGCGTCCGTCAGGAGTTTTTCCTTCGGGAAGAGGAACTGGTCTTTGCCGTCCTGCGCGAATCCCTGGATGATCATCAACTGCCGGCGTCGTCCGAGGTTCCCTGCGGTTTGCAAGTTGAATTGGTCCTGCGCCACGCGGAGCTGCTCCGGCGCGTGGCCCGGAGGCACAACCTGCATCATGTCCGGGATGCTGCCGTCCATGTAATACGCGATCCGGAACGCCATGCGCTCGATCCCCAGCTTCAACTCGTTGGCGATCTGTTCGGTCTGCGACATTCCGTAGAGGTGCGAGCTCACCGTGTTGCGGTGGACGATGTTTCGCGGCCGATAAATGAGCTGGTCGGTGGTGAGATCCACGTACGGCAGGCCGTACCAGCGCTGCGCGTATGCCTTCGACGGCGGCAGCGGGGTGTATCCCTGCTCGTCGATGTAGCGCGTGATCGTCGCGCCGTCGATGACGCGAAGCTCGCGCGCCTTTCCGCCTTTGTCGCGCCGCACGAGGATCGAAGGCGCGTCGATCACCATGAGGTCTTCGAGCAGCGGACGCAGCCATGCGGCCCAATCGTGCTCGCCGTCGGGCGAGTCGAAGAATTCGTTGATGGCCGCGAGCATGGAGTCGCCCTGCGCGCGCTTGTCCACATCGCTGTTCTTCTCTCCGGGCTTTTTTCGCAGGCGGATTTGCCGCGGCAGCGACGTGACGACGTCTTTCGTATTTTCCCGGCAGATCTGCGCCAGCGGATATCCCCCAAGGACGCGCAGGTCCTCGAAGCTGTACTCCTCGTCGGGCCGCGGGGTATAGATCAGGTTCTGGCCGGGGTTGGGAATGAAGCCGCGCGGCTCCGTTCCCGGCGGTCCCATCTGCGGAATCGGCTGGAGCACGGACCACGGCGAGTTCTCGTCCACGTTGCGGATCGTGCCGTCGGGCCGGCGCCCCAGCGCGGTGATCGCCGCGGCCAGCGGTCCCAGTCTTCGAATTGCGCCCGGTGCCATCGTTTACGCCTTCACAAACAGCTTCGGGTCGGCGACGGTCTTTTCGTACCATTCGCCGCTGCACGATTTGCAAATCACCTGCACCAGCGGCTTCAGGGGGAGCTGCGGGTTCGCGTCGGTCTGGTAAAAGCCCGCCTTCAGCGTCACGCCGCGATTGCCGCACCACGGACACTTCTGATTCACGTCGACGTGCGCGGCTTCGACGTCGGCCGCCCTGCGCCGCGCTTCGAGCCACTTTGTGATTCGCTCGATCAAACCGGCTCCCTCAGTTCGCTTGCGGACCTCTCCTCAGTTAGCGACAGCCGAAGAGGCCCCTGGCACGTTTGGGTTTCCGCCTGTCGTCGCGGTCGCGGTCGGGCTCGGCCCTGAAAGATTCCCAATCGAGTCCACTGCGTCGACTTCGTAGACGTACGCCGTATTCGCTGTCACGCCCGTGTCTTTGTAGCCGTAACACGGCGCCGGCACGCTCGGCGGCGCGCAGGGCGACGCCTGCGTGGACGCCGCGAGCGTCTCGTTCGCGAGCAGCGTGAAGCTGGTCGTTCCCCCCGGCGCGCGATAGATGTTGAACGACACCGCGGCGTCGCTCCCCTGCGTGTACGTCCAAACGAAGCTCACCTGATGCGGCGTCGGTGCTTGCGCCAGCAGCACAACCGAAAAGAGCAGCAAAACAGGAATGAGCCTCAGATGTTTTTTCATCGGTCCTCCGTCAAATCTTTTCTCCCGGACCGGGCTTTAGTTCCCGGTGCAGGCCGTCCCGCTCGGGCAGTGAATCCCCGCGTTCTGGCCTGCTTGCACGCTATAGATGACGATGGGCGCCCACACCGGGATCGACCATCCCCACGAGTGGCCCCACTTGGGCGCGAGCGAGTAGGTCCGCAGCCACGTCACCGGCACGACCTCGATCATCCAGGCGGCTGCGCCCACTTCGGCGTAACGCGCGGTCGATGGGCGCAGTCCCATGATTCCGCGGCCGCCGATAACGGTGCAGGTCGAGCATCGCGCCTGCGCGCGTGAGGCCGTGTAGAAGTCGGCTGAAATGGCCGCGCCGTATCCGAGCAGCGCCAGGTTCAGCTTCGGGTCTTTCCACGTCACGAAGTTTTTGAAGGCGTGGCCCGTCGGCTTGATGACTCCGGCCACAAACGGATTCGCCTGCGCGCTCACCGCGAACGCCAGCAGCGCGATGACCAGCAAGTGCGTGCGTTTCATTCTTCGATCTCCTAAATCCGGGCGCTAGTTCGTCATCCAAGTGTCGAGAACGCAATCCGATGCGCCGCCGGTGCTGTAGTTCACGGTGATGCTCGCGGTCTCAAGCGCGGAGCTCACTCGCCAGAAGTCCCACATCTGGCTGTATGTATCGGCGTTCTGCAAGGTCCATCCGGACGTGTAAGACGTCAGAGTGCCGCCGGTCGAAATGCAATGCGCCGTTTCCACTTCCACCGCGTTCGTGTTCTGCCCCGACGCGCTCACGGTGATGGTGCTCCCGCTTGCGACCGTCGCCGTCCCGTGCTGATCCAGGGGGCTCGCGGGGAAGCCGGTGGAGGACGCGAATGCAAGTTCGCTCAGCCCCATGTATTCGTTCGTCGAGCCGTTCAAGCTGGAGGTGATCGAGGCTTCGACGCCAAATCCCGTCGAAGTCACCACGGTCCACCAGATATCGGTCAGGCCCGCGTCGCCGGTGAGCGTGAGTCCCGTCCCGGCCGCCCACGTATTGTTCCCGGTGGAATCGGTCAGCGTCTTTTGCGTCACGGCTGAGTAGCTGCTGGACGGAGCGATTACCAGCCAGCCTGGTGACCATTCGAGCAGCGGAGCGTTGATGCTGCTGCCGGGAGTGTTGCCCTGGTAGGTCAGCGTCAAGCCGCCAGTGTTCAGCGCGACGCCGCCGTAATTCACGAGCCCGACGTTCGTCGTTTTCGCGCTCGGCGCGACGCCGGGCAACTTCCCCGGCCCGACTAATTTTCCGGGACCGACGAGAATTCCTGCCGGCGATCCCCCCGGCATCAGCGCGACCGCGCTCGAGCCCGTCGAATCGTTTCCCGCCGAGATCGCGTAGCTGACCGTGATGAGCCCGGCGTTCGTCTGCACCGCGACCTGCGTGTTCGGCCCCTGATTGTTGTCCATGTTCAGCGGCGTCCACCCCGGATTGATGCTCAGCGAAGCGGTCCCCGCATAATTCATTCCGGTGATCACGAGCTCGCCGGTCGCGGCCGGAGTGACGTTCTGTGGAACGCTGGTTGCGCCGCTCGCGACATAGCCGAACAGCGCGCCGCAGTTCCACAGCGGGCACGAGCTCATGTCCTCTGCGAGAATTCCCTTGCTGTTGCTGACCTCCGCGGTTGTTTCCGAAAGCGCCGAACCGGTTGGCCCGTTCAGCGTGATCGTGTCCGCTCCGCCGGTGGTGACCTTCGCGATACATTGCGTCCAGTCTCCGCCCTGTCCTTGCCAGGTCTCCGTGCAAGACCAGTGCGGCACGCTATAGGAGACGCTGGATTGCGTCCCCGCGCTCGTCGTCAGCGTCAGCGAGTAGGCGCTGTTCACCGTCGAGACCGTATAGCCGACGCTGTTGATCGTGATCGTGAGGCCATGCCAGTCGCATGCCGAGCCCCATGTGCAGCCCGCCATCGAGAATGGAATTCCGCTCACCCAGGTCACCGTCGTGCCGTTCGTGTTCACGACGCCCACGGCGCCGTTGCCGAGAGAATCGGAATTGATGAGCGGGCCGTTCGGCGAGGACTGCGTGCAGGAATCGCCAACGAATCCGAAAGGGCACTGATCGTCAATCGAGATGAGCCAGTTCCCCGCGGTGACGTTGTTCGTCATTGCGCCGCTGACGGTGCTCGCGCTGTTCGTTCCGACCGTGTAGGCGTCGCAGTTCGGAATCGACCACCCATAGCCGAGCGAAAGAGGAAGGCTCGTCGGCGTCGTGACCGATGTGCCGTTACTGCTGTATCCGCAGGTGAAGTGCGTCGTCTGCGCGCTTGCTCCGAGCGGAGCAAGGAGCGCGCCCGCCAGCAGCGCAGCCAAAAAGAAAACAGATTTCCTCACCATAGCCGCGTCACCGTTGCTTGGACGTAGTAAGTGCCCGTCCCTGACGTGCATGCTGTGTAGGTCGTCGAGTACTGGATGATCGTTCCATTCGTTGAGAAGTCGAAGATGCCGCCGGCGCCCTCAGTCGCAAGTGAGGTATTGAAAAAGAATCCGACCGCGGCGCCCGCGCTTTTCTGATCCATGTCCATCAAAGGAATCGCGGAATGTGTGTTCCCCTGCGGATCCGTCCAGGTCAGATTGAACGTCACCTTCCCTGCGGTCACCGTACTGCATGCCGTTCCGCCGCCCCAGAAATCGAAATGAACCTCATACTGCCCGGCGACGTTGCATGCGCCCGCAGAAGCCGCGCAGAGCGTCGCCGTGCTGATCGAAGCCGTTTGCGATGTTGAGGCGATGGAGCCGGGCTGCGAGCGAACCATCAGCCCGGGATTGCTCGTCGCCCCGTTCGTGAAGGCCCGGTACTCGTGCGCGGTTGAATCAGGATAAATACAAGCGGCGCCGGAGACATTCGTGCAGGCGGTCCCTTCCGTCAGTGCCAAAGCCCCTGCGGTTCCGGCCGTCGCGGCCGGGGGCGAAGACCCGAAGCTCACGCTGCTCGTCGTCACAACAGGTTCGCTCGTGCTGACCGTCGTTCCATTGTCGGAGAGACTCGACGCCGCCGGCCCGTTTCCCGCTCCGCCGCTCTTCGGAATCACGTTCGACGTCACCAGCGAGCCGCAGGCGATCGCCGTCGTGCTCGATCCGTAGAGCCATCCGCCGGATGTGCAGGAAGTCGGGTAGGCGATGGTCGAGAAAATCGGATTCGACGCGCCCTGGCCAATGAGCGGCATGTTCGCCGCACCTTGTGCGCTCGCCGTCGGGGCCCCGCCGGCTCCGCCGCCGAACAGCACGCCGTACGCTGTCAGCGCCGCCGAAGAAGTTTCCGTCGTGCTGTTACTGAAATAAGGGATGCCGCCGGAATTCACTGTGCCGCTGACCGTCAGCGGAAAAGAAGACGATCCGCCGCTCGGCGTCGTCCAGGAAGGCGCACCGGCAGAGGTTTCCTGCAGCCATGCCGTCCCGCTGTTGTTGCCGGCGACGAGCGACCACGTTGTGCAGGCGCTCGACGTGTAGGCCGAGCAATAGAGGATGTCGCCGACGCGCGTCCCGGCGGGAAGCAGGTTCACGAGCGCGGCCGCGGCCGTTGTGGCTCCAGTGCCGCCGCCCGCTACGACCGCCGTTCCGAACGATGGATTCGCGGAAGAACCGCCCGAGACAAACGGCACGCCGCTCGTCGCGCTCGGAGAGACGCCGGTGACGGCCGTGCTGCTCGAAAAGACCGCCGTTTGATATTGCGCGGGAGAGCCGCTGGTCGTCACCGTCCCGACTGTGCCTTCATCGATCGTAGCTTCGTAGTTCGTGCCGTCCGAAACGATGTTGGCGCTCGTCGGCGCGGAAGCGGAGGCCGCATTCAGCGTGATGCTGGCCGTGCCGCCGTTGATGTTCTGTCCGGAGCGGGCGATCGTCACCACGCCGCTGCCGTAGTTGAAAACGTTGATGCACTGCCCGGAAGCCGGCTGCGAGCCCGAGGCGACGAGCGTGATCGTGAATGTCCCCGACGCTACCGGAATCGTTTTACAGTTGGAAAAGTCGGAAGCGACCACCTGGTAGGTGGACGTCTGCGCGTTCACCACGAAGGGCTGAGCCGCCACGAGTTGCTTCGAGCTGTTCGTGCCGACAAGGAACGCGGACGCGGGAATCGCCGCGCCTTCGACTTGCACGACGGTCGCGGCGTTCGATCCGCTCGTTGTGACGTCGCCGCTCAGTTCCGCGGCCGTCATCGCGGACGCGCTGCCGCGAACGAGGCCGGTCAGCGTGCTCCCCGTTCCCGTGCCGCCGTTCGCCACCGGTAGCGTTCCGCTCACGCCCGAGGACAAAGGAATCGCGGGCAGGTCCGTCGTGGCGATCGCGCGAAACGCCGGCGAGCCCGCCGTCGCAAATAAAGCGTGCGTTGTCGTCGTGTCCGCTGAAATGGTTGCCTCTGCCTGGCCGCCGCCGCCGACCACAACTGCATTGCTCGTCAGAGAGGAAGCGCTCGTATCGCACGTCGCGCACGCGATCGCGCCCGCTGAGGAAATTGTGATAGGCGCCGTCCCGCTCAATCCCGAGCTTCCGACGTTGCCGATCGGCAATTGACCGCTCACGTCCGCCGACAAACTGACTGCCGAGCTCGTCACCGTTTGCGTCGAGCCAGCGAAATGCGCGATGCCAGCGCCGGGAGAGGAAGCGACAACGCAGGTCGCGCAGGCGATTGTGCCCGCGCCGGTGATCGTGCCGCCGGTGATGGGCGACGTCGTCGCGATGCTCGTCACCGTCCCGACTGTGCCTTCATCGATCGTAGCTTCGTAGTTCGTGCCGTCCGAAACGATGTTGGCGCTCGTCGGCGCGGAAGCGGAGGCCGCATTCAGCGTGATGCTGGCCGTGCCGCCGTTGATGTTCTGTCCGGAGCGGGCGATCGTCACCACGCCGCTGCCGTAGTTGAAAACGTTGATGCACTGCCCGGAAGCCGGCTGCGAGCCCGAGGCGACGAGCGTGATCGTGAATGTCCCCGACGCTACCGGAATCGTTTTACAGTTGGAAAAGTCGGAAGCGACCACCTGGTAGGTGGACGTCTGCGCGTTCACCACGAAGGGCTGAGCCGCCACGAGTTGCTTCGAGCTGTTCGTGCCGACAAGGAACGCGGACGCGGGAATCGCCGCGCCTTCGACTTGCACGACGGTCGCGGCGTTCGATCCGCTCGTTGTGACGTCGCCGCTCAGTTCCGCGGCCGTCATCGCGGACGCGCTGCCGCGAACGAGGCCGGTCAGCGTGCTCCCCGTTCCCGTGCCGCCGTTCGCCACCGGTAGCGTTCCGCTCACGCCCGCTGTCAAACTGAGCTGCGCGTACGAGGGATTCGCCGATGCTCCGCCTGAAACAAGCGGATAGCCGGATGTGCCCGGCCCGATCCCTGCAACTGTCGTGCTGCTCGCCCACACCGGAGTTTGATATTGCGCGGGCGATCCGCTGGTCGAAACGTTGCCGGAGCCGCTCGGCGTCGTCCATGAGGGCGCGCCCCCGGAAGTCTCTTGCAGCCATGCCGTGCTGCCTGTATTTCCCGCCAGGAGCGACCACGTTGTGCAGGCGCTCGACGTGTAGGCCGAGCAATAGAGGATGTCGCCGACGCGCGTGCCGGCCGGAAATAAACTCACAAGCGCGCTGGCCGCGCTCGATGCGTTCGTGCCGCCGTTCGCCACCGGGAGAATTCCGCTGACGCCCGCCGTCAGGCTGAGCTGCGCGAAAGAAGGATTCGCCGACGCTCCGCCCGAAACCAGCGGATAGCCGGAAGTGCCCGGCCCGATGCCGGCGATCGTCGTGCTGTTCGTGAAGACGGCCGTCTGGTACTGCGCCGGCGAGCCGCTCGTCGAAACGTTTCCGGACCCGCTCGGCGTTGAGCAGGAACCATCGCCCCTCAGATAAGTTGAAGAGCTGCATGTCCCCGAGAATAAACCGATGATCGTCGTCCATGTAGCGGCTCCGCCCCAGGCTGAGCCGGTGGAAACCGCGATCCCGGCGGCCGGAACGCCGCAGCTTCCGTCGCCGCGCAGCTCCGTGGACGAGCTGCACGTTCCGCTGAAGAGGCTGATCACATCGGAGGAAGTGGCGATGCTCGGCACTCCGGTCGTGTGCGTGTTCTTCAAAAGTCCGGTGGCGAGCCCGCTGAGCGCCGTGCCGTTGATTCCAACAACGGTCTGCGAAGTACTCGTGCCGCTGAGGTCCCCGCCGGCCGAAAAACCGCTCGCGGGAGGAATTTGCTCCTGGGCGCGTAGCGATCTCGGCGCCGCGAGCGCGATGACCGAGAATGCCAGCGCCAGAAATTGTTTGATGCAGATTCTCTTCATCTTCCGCTCCTTGTCACAGAACGAACGTGGCCGTGACCGTCACGGCGCTGCCGCCCGACGGCTGGACCCAAAGCACCACCGCGCCTGGAAACCAGCGGACCCCCTTGGCAGCGGGTACGAACTCCTGGGTTCCCGCGCCCAATGCCTTCTGCGTCGCCGAATTGTTGGGGTCTGAGGCAAGCGTGAGAGCCGCACTCCCGACCAATGAGAAGCCGCTGCAGGAAATCGGTGCGATCACCGGCGTCCACACGCCCGTCGGCGCGCTGAACGTGCTCACCGAATAATTCTTGCTCGCATCTGCCATTACTGATTACCTCCCGGCTTTCGCCAGCATCTCTCCTCGACTCGGACCTAAATCCGCCTTTGGCGGGGCGTCGAGGTACGTGCCGCATTGATTGCAACGGCGGCGCCCCTGGACCCGCTGCACGCACGTCGAGCCGCACACGGTGCACTTCTCCGTTTGCGCCACGACCACCGGCTTCTGCAATCGCTCGAATTGCTCCATGCCGCGCCTCTTTTGTTCCTCTACGAGATACTCGAGAACGCCGAGCTGGAGCGATTGATCCGCCGCCAGGTCCGCGAGCGCCTTCGCCCAAAACTCGTCCGCGTGCCCGAAGACTTTCTTCTTCACGCCGCTCGGCGTGTCCATCTCGATCTGCGGCGCGTCGAACTTCACGCCCGTGCTCGTCGGCATGCGCTTGATCGTGGTGAACGCCTGGCGGATCTCGAAATCGCGCGGAATGCGCGTGCGGCCCTTTTCCATTTCGCTTTTGATGCGTACCGCCAGGTCCGTCTTGATGCGCACGCCGCCATCGGTCGAGCCGGCGAAGTTCACGCCCAGCACGCGGCTCGGATACTCCGCGTTCAGGAATTCGTAAAGGCCCAGGCCCATGCCCGTGCTGTCGATCGCGGTCCGCGCCGCGATCTTCACCCACTCGCCGAACAGGCGCGCCTGATCGTTCTTCTTTTCCTGCTTGAAGAACGGCGTGTCGTAGAGCCGCATCACCATGCGCGTGAACTTGATGCCCGCGATTTTCTCGTCGAGCCAGAGCACCGACTTGTTGCGATCGCGCGCCACGTCGATTCCGGCGAAGAGCGGCCCCAGCGGCACGTATCCGGCCGGCCAATCGATCGTGCAGTCGTCGCTCTCGCAGCGCGCCACGAGCTCGGGCTCGATCCACGAGCCCACGGCTCTGAGAAAGATGCAGAAGAATTCCTGCTGCATCGTCGCGGTGTCGCCCTTGTAAAGCTCTTCCATGTCCGCGAGATTGATGGGGCAGCCCTGCGCAATCGCGCTCAGGACGTCCACCCAGTGCCAGGACCACGGGCCCGTCTTCTTCGGATTCGGATCGGGCGCGACGCCGTCCGCGACGCCGAATTCCTTCGCCAGATCGAAGAATTTTCCCTGTTCGCCGTTCGGCGTCGAAAGCACGCGCAGCTTGTGGCCGAGCGCGATCTGGCGCGAGACGGCCGCCCAAATCGCGTAACTCGCTTCCTGGAAAGCGAATTCGTCGAGGATGACGTTGCCCGGGTAGCCGCGGGCCGTGCGCGGATTCGCCGGCAGCGCGATGATCCGCGACCCGTTCGCAAAATCGGCGCGGTGCGCCAGCGTGTCCGTCGCGCCGAGCTCGTCGGCGAACGGCTCCTCGTACAGCCGCGCCGTGGCGTTGATGATCTCCTTGATGGTGCCAACGCCCTCCTCGATGAACTCGCGCGAACCCGCTTTCGAGTGGGAGAGCACCGTCCAGGTCGTGTTGGGAACCGCGAGCGAATCGAGTACGGCCTCGACGGCCGCGGCGAAGGAAAAGCCGGTCCGCGCGGCCTTCACGCATCCCTTGAAGCGCGAAGTGTCGTCAATCCACTTCTGCTGGTAGGGCCTAAGCTGAAGCGTCGCCGGCAGCGATGGGCGGGAGTCCAAGAGCGTTACGCCGGATCCGGTTGATGTCGTCGACCGTGAGCTGCCGGCCGCCTGCGAGTTTTTTTGCGGCGTCACTGGTGGCCTTCTCCGCGCGCGCGCGGACCTCTTCGAACTTGTCCTTCGCGAGCTTGACCTTTTCCTCTTCGAGCTCCACCGCGCGCTGTCGCGCCTGCGCGGCGATCAATTTCGATAACACCAGCACGAGCCCGCCGAGGGCCGCCCCGCGCTGCGCCCCGCTGCTCGCTTCCATCACCGCGAAGACTTCCGCCGAGAGCGCGTTCACCGCGGATTCCGGCAGATCCTTGAAGCCCTTCCCGCGAAACGCGGCGGCGAGCTCGCGCGCGCGTTCCGATTGCGCCAGCACTTCGCGCTGCACCTGCTCCACCCGCACGTCGTACCAGCGATGGCAGGACGAATGGCCGATCGGAGCGCCTGCGGCCGCCGATGCGCGCTCTGCTGTCTCGTCCCACGTAAGCCCCTCGGCGCGCGCTTTCAAGATCGCGTCGCGTGCCTTCTGCGGCAGCTTGTCCAGACGAAATGGCTGGCGCGTTCTCCGCACTTCGCCCGTCTTCGGTCTGTGCTTGTGCGCCATTCATCTTCAACCGATCAGCTCGACCGACTTGTCTTCGACCGTCTGGTCGAGAACGTCGCGCCCGCGCGGGAGAATCTTGATCTCGCGGATCGAGATTTTTCCCGTCACGCGGTCCTTCTCTTGCACGTATTTCACGAGGCCGCGCTCCTTCAGGTCCTGCAGCAGCGCGCGCACGAGGTTCACGCTGACATCGAAGTGCAGGCGGTCCAGCACGCCGGCGAGCACGACGTCGTCGTACGCGGACTGCTGATTTTCGTGGCATTCGCGAAGCAGCCGGAGAATTTCCCCGCGCAGCCGCCGCTCGCGCTCCGCTCTCACGACGCTCATGGTCTCTTCAGCCCTTCCCGGATGTCGGTGATCCCGTCGAGGATCGCCTGATACTGCGACGCGATGTGGTTCACCAGGATCTCCTGCTCGCGTTCGCGCTCCGAGCTTTTGTTCACCAGGTCGCCCACGTTCTTGGCCAGCATCTCCTGCGCGACGACGTTCCGTTCCTGCATCTGCGCGCTAGCCGCCGCGCGCCGGTCGTAGAGCAGCAGCGCGATCACCGCGAACGCAAAATAGAGCGCGCCGCCGCTGATGAGCTGCGGCAGGAATCCCGGCCGCTTCGACACGGCGTCGATCACGGCTAAAGCGATTACTGTGCCCGATCCCCCGGCGAGGCCGTAGTGCAGGTACTTCGTGATGGTCTCGTCCGTGACCGCGCTCTTTATTCCTGTCGTCGAGTCCGGCATCAGCCCTTCGTTTCGATCGCGTCCTTCACGGCGATTCCCGCCGCGGCGCCGTAATTCTTCGCCTTCACGTCTTCGAGGCCCTGAACGATGTCCGGCAAATAGCGGTTCAGCTTCGCACTAAGCCCCGCGATCGACGCGGCCGCGCCGAGCGCCATCGTGAAATCCGGCGCACTCAGCCGGTTCAAAAAGAAAAATACGCCCGCGGCGATCGCGATCGCCGCCGCGGCGATGTACGTCTTCTTCCCCTCAAGCCACTTGATCATGGCGTCCCTCTTTCTAATCGGCGCCGGAGATCCCCTTCGGGTGTGGACTCACGGTGTTGCTCCGTTCATCACGGCCTCCGCTTTTCTCTCGCCCTTACTGCGGGGCTTCCCCGGCGCCGCACTGCGCATCATCTATGACGTATCTCGTTCAGCTCGCTGCCGATTGCGCCAGCGAGGCAACTTTCTGCTGCGCGGCCGCCACGAGCGCCGTTGCAGCGGACTGCGAAATCGTTTTGCCGGTCGCGGCGATCGCCTTCACCGTGGCGTCCACGGCCTGGCTCACGTTGATCTGACCGCTCACCGCGTCGGCCGCTTCGGCCACGACGCTCTGCGCGATCTGCCCCTCGGCCGTCTTGAGAATTCCGCCAAAGGCCGATTCAATTTCCGTCGCGAGGCTCGGGCCCACGATCGCCGCGAGATCCGCTTCGATCTTGACCTTCGCCTTCACGAACCAGCTCCCGATCTTGTGCAGCAAGCTTTGGCTCGGCGCCGGTACCACTGGATTTGTCGACATGCTTTCCTCCCGTTTTTTATTTACTCACTTCTTCCGTCTGAAACTTTGTCAGGTTGGCCGGATCCAACAGATCCTTCGGCATCGTCAGCGCGAACCCTTTCTTCTCCAGCGCGTGCAGGCTCAGATACGCGCTCGTGGCCGCATCGCGGAGCGCGGGACCGAATCCAAGCAGGTTGCGCTGCCCGGTCCGCCACAGGAAGGAAATCCCCATGCTGTAGCTCGCGCTCATCACTGCGCTGATGCAGAGCCGCTTCTGGTCGTCGTCCTTGATGCCCGTGACCAGGGACCCGACGTCGCCGAAGAGACCGCTGAATACGTTCATCCTTCGTCCGTCTTTCTCAGGAGCAACGCGCGAAATTGAAACTGCGCGAGTTCCTCAAACTCGACTTCCCACTATCCGCAGCGCCAGAAACGGTTTGTGTCGCGGGTTGCAGCCTCTGCCTTCCGCCCCAAGGTTCCACGCGCTGCTCCTGATCTCATGTGCTCACGCAGCCGCGGCGCTCGCTGCGGGCGGCGCCGGCGGCACGTCAAAATCCTTCAGGTTGTAGACCATGATGATGCTCGCGAGTTTCTTCGCGTACTCCGGATCCGTTGAGTAGCCGCACTTCTCCAGCTCCACGGCGAATTCGAACGGATCGTCCTTCTCCGCCATCGCCGGCCTGTAGCGCGTGGACGTCGCGATCAGTTCGCCATGCGCGTCGAACGCCGCATCCGGCGTCGCGAATTTCTCGAAGTTCGCCACGATGTAGTCCGGCGCGCCGTCCACGAATTCCTTCGTGCGAAATTGCACGTAGCACTCGCCGAAGCGCGACGCCGCCTTGATGCCGAAAAAATTGTTCGCTTGAATCGTGAGCTGGGATTGGCCCCAGCCGGACTCGATGATGGCCTGCGCGATCGTGACGCTCGCCGGCACGCCCCACTTCGCGGCCGCGGCTTTCGCTGCGGGCGCGATGCCCGCGATGAATTTGTCGCGCTCGTCCTGCGTCAGCGTAACCATTTTCGCCGGCGATCTTTGCGGGGCGCGTTGTAAGGGGTGTGGGTTAGGAGGCCGCGCCCCGCTCCGGTTCGCCGTGTCTGAGGCGCATCATGCACGATCCGCCAACGGAGGGATGCTCCGTTTGCTCCGTTTTCTTTTGGAGGGGTTGACTCTTGTGGAAAAAAATTACGCTGCGCGCACCGCGGTCAGTAGGGAAAGATATCGTCTACGTTGCCGCCCGCGGCGTCGCCGGAATCTAACCAGTATCCCATTCTCTTTCCGTCCACGTCGATCAGCGTCACAACCCAAGTGTTTGTATCCGCCGTCTTGGTGAGCTCGATCCTCACCACGTTCTCGGGCCGCGGGAATCTCGGAATCTGCTTAGAAAACCCTATCCAATTTTCCTGTGATGTAACGCTGTGGTTAGCCTCTTCGGTGATGAGCCATCCCTTGCAAGCCTTCCCTCCATCAAAGAAAGATTCTCCTGGGTAAAGCGTGCACCCGATAGAGAGGATTGCTTTCTCTTCTCGGGCAGCGCGCTCCTGCCAAGCACGGTAAGTGGCGGAAGGACGCACCCGTTGAGGCCGCGCCCCGCAAACCAGGAGAAAGACCATCGAAAACGTAAAGCCTGACGCGATCATGGTTCTCTTCATCGCTGCCTCCTGTATCTTCCCCTTATTCTCTCACGCGGCGCGCGACCCCGCGAGCTTCTCGACGTCCTGCCGCGCGACCTCCCACCAGCCTTCTCGGCCGACGCGGCGCGCGCGCACGAGTCCCGCTTCGATGTAGCGGCGCACCTGCCAGCGGGATTTTCCGAGGATGTGCGCCGCGAGCGCGACGCGGATCCAGATCGCCCGGTCCGATATTCGCGGCGTCATCTGAACTCCGGCCGCACATAATAAAATCGCCCGTCACGGTGCCGCACCGCGATGTTTTCCTTCACGAAGATCTCGAGAAAGGACCGCGCCTCCAGCCAAGTGAGCCCAGGGACCGCCCGCGCGAGCTCCACGGGCCAGACCCAAAGGCGCGCGCGAAGGACGCGTTCGGCCTGATATTTTGTCCGCAGAAAATCGCTTTCGCTCATGCGGCAGCGCCTCCCGTCCGTTTCAGAATCGCTTTCAGCGCCCAGCGGACGCGATTCGCGTCCGCGAGCGTGCGCACCATGCCGCGCACGGGGCTGTAACGTGAGCGCAGCCACGCGTCGAATCTCACGTTGTCCCAGCCGAGTTGCGCCTTCAGGTCCTCGATGGCCTGGAGTTCCAGTTTGCCCGGCAGCGCCGCCGACTGCTGCGCCGCGCCGCGCCGCCCCGCCGTCCCGAGTTCGCGCGCGCGCTGGCCGCTCATCCTCCGCTTCGGCCCGCGCAGATGCTCCGGCAGAAGCTTCATCAGTTCCCGGATCGCGAGCGCAGCTTCCGCCTTTGTCAGTCCCTTCGAGGAATCGAGAGACCGGCCTATGGTCGCGGCCAGCCACGCGATCCGGGCCTCGCGCTTGGCGAGCGTATCGTACGGCGGCGTGAGCTCGACCTTCCAGCGCCAGTAATGTCCCCACAGCGTCTGGAGCTTCTTGAGCTGGCCGGGGCTGATTCCGGGCGCCATCAGTCCGCCGCCCTTTGGAGTGCGGCGGCTTGACGCCGCTTTTCCCCCTCCACGCTCGCGGCGAGTTTCAGGAAGAAATCCGGCCGTTCCCTTGCCAGCGTTTCGAGCGCCCCGGCGATTGTGGCGACTTTGACCATCGACCTGGCCTGATTCCTTGTAGAAATGCGTTCTGACGCATTGTGGACCGCCTGTGCGCGACGGCTGGCCTCCCCACGCGGAGCCGGCTTTTCCGTCTGCACCCGGCGCGGCCTCTTCCGCCGCCAGCGCTCCGCCCAGCCGCGCTTGCGGCATCGGGGCGTGGCAAAGACGTGCCAGGCGCGCGTCGGCTCGAACAGCCGGCCGCACCCGCAGGCGCATGTCGCGGCTTCAATCATCGAGTCCCTCCCCCTCGTCCTCACCGCCGATCGACGTCACGCACGGGCAGCCGCCAATCGGGCACTTCCAGATGACGCGCTTCTTCCTGCCGTGCCGCGCGGAGTCGTTCTCGTTGACCCAGGAATAGTTGAACCGCCGCACCTCGACGGGCTGCATCTCCTGCCCAACGTGGAAGCGGCACCGCGGCGCCGTCACGGGCGGCATCACGCCGGCAGGCGCGCGGATCTCTTCCTGTGTCCTCATCCGATCCTCCGCCCTTCAATTTCTGCCGCGAATCGCGCAAGATCTGGCATAACGTTCAGGCGGAATGCTTCATCGAGTAGTCGCGCTCCCTCGGCGCAGGGCCGCACGGGATGACAGCCAGAGACGCGGCATGTTTCGAAGTGCATCATCGCCTCGTGGAACGCTGGCATAACGTTCAGGCGGAATGCTTCATCGAGTAGTCGCGCTCCCTCGGCGCAGGGCCGCACGGGATGACAGCCAGAGACGCGGCATGTTTCGAAGTGCATCATCGCCTCGTGGAACGATCGATCTTTTTCCTCCTGCGTGATGTTCACTCGATCCTCCGGCGCCGCCGCTTCGTCAGCTTCCTGGCGATTTTCTCGAGCGCAACGCGCATCCGGCGGACGTCGTCGCGCACGTCGCACTGAAGCATCTGCTTCTTGTTCAGCTCTTCGAGGTTGTTGCGGATGTCTTCAGTGAGTTGCGCGATAACCTGGTCTCTGGACCAGTCGCCGTCCTGGTCGCACCCAGAAAACCAGAAGCTGGGGCGCACGGATTCGTATTCCTTGCTGTCCCTCTTTCGCCGCTCGATCATTTGATCCTCCCGGCTTCGATTCGCAGATAATCCTTCGCTTCGTCCCACGCGTCGGCGTAGGTGACGCTGCACGCCACATAGAGGGCGTTGCGCATGCGCGGAGGAAGCTCGCGGAAGCACGCGTGGCAGAACGATTGCCCGCTCAATTTCGCCCCGCCGCACGCGCACCTGGTCGAATAGAGGTCCTCCACCGCCAATTGCCGCAGTGATTTCGTGAGCGGGCTCACAATTCCCTCCGGATTTTCGCTTGCGCCATCTCGCGGAGCGCGCGGACCGCGGCTTTCTTCCGCAGCTTCCGCAGCGCGCTCTTGTAGAGGAACCACGCGCCCTGCTTCGTGATCCCGAGCGCCTTCGCGATCTCCGCGAACGTCGCTTCCCTCCCTGCCGTCGCTGCGCCTTCCTGCCTCATGCGATCTTCACCTTGGCGTCGATGGTGCCGCGGTAGCTCTCCAGCTCGAAGTAGCGCCAGCCGCGAAATGATTCGTGGAAGACGCGATCGCGAAGCGGCACGAACGGTGGCCGGCAAATTGCCACCCAGTTCCCGTGCCGAATCTGCCACTCGCTTTTTTCACCGCTTAACGAGCGTAGCTTCGGAAGCTGCCCGAGATTCTGCACGATCCGGTTCACTTTGAAGCTGCCGAGGATGTGGCCGCGGTACGTCCACCACAGGCGGTCGATTTCGTCCTTCGGCTTCCCGTGCCCAAGCGTGAAATAAAACTCGCCGAAGTCGTGCGTGAAAATCTCATGCACGCGCCGCGGCTTGATGAACGCCGGCCAGGTCCGGATGATGTCCCTGCTCATGCGTCTTGTTCCTCGTCGAAAAAGAGTGGCGGCTCGTAGTAACTGCCCTCGTCCTCTTCGGACTCTGAATCGGTCCTGCAATCCGGGCACAGGTGCGATGGGTTGTTGAAGTCGAAACTTTCCATTCCACCGAAATGGTTCCCACACCCGTAGCAGAAACCGTTCTGGTAGCAGTGACTGGCGCAGTAGTAAAATTCCGTGTTCTCATCGTCGTTGAGGCTGCAAAGGATTCCCTGTTCTTCGCAGCCGGGCTGTTCGCATTTCACGCGGCGCCTCGCTTGTCCTGAGCGCCGTCCGCGAAGGGTTCGTCGCCGGCGGGAAACAGATCGAGCCGCAGCAGCATTTGCCCGTTCAGCTTCGAGAGATAGCGTTCGTCCGTGAGCGCGCGGATCCGCCGCGCGAGCGAGAGCAGTTCGTTCTGCAACGGGTGCAGCGCTAGGTCCATGTCCGCCTGCGTCACGACGAGAAAATAGCCGTAGGGCTTCATGCGCAAGCCGCCGATGGGCACGCGCAGCCGCGTCACCAGGTCCTCGACCGTGGCTTTCACCCAGCGCCGCGCGTTGCCGTCGCAATAAAGCCCCAGCTCGCCGAGAATGGCTTCCGCGCGGACGGCGCTGGCGGCGCCGCGATGGGCCGCGATGATGCGCAGCAGCTTGCGATCCACTTCGGCAAGCAACGGATCGCCGAGCGCGGCCGCGACGCGCTCCAGGCAATCGCTCGGCCCGACGCGATACGGCTCGAATTTCGGTCTCTCGGTCATCCGACGCTCCTTTCGAGCTTGTTGCGGCGCGCCGCGAGAGTCGCAACGGGACAGCTCGCAACGCATCCGCCGATGGCGTAGCAGCCGTCTTTGTGGTGCACGAACCTCAAAGCGCGTCGCAGCTCCTCGACGCGAGCCTGAATGATGGCGATCTCGATGCAGGGACCCGCGCTACAGAGAGTTTTCGCGCGATCTACCCATGCGCAGGTTCTGTGATTGACGATGCACGGCTCGAGATCCGTGCAGCCGCAGACCCTGCAGACGCCGCGTTTTGGTTTCTTCGTCTTCAGCATTTCCCGCACCACAACACTTTCGCCGGAAGGAGCTTCCCGCTCGGCGCGACGACCATTCGCTCGACGATCCGCAGCCGCGCGCGCTCGTCGCAGCCGTCCGAGAGCTTCCCTTGAGGCACGCCGCAGAAATAGCAGCGCGGCAGAGCGGGCGGGATCTCGCGCATGCGATGAATCTTGAAGATGCGCCTGCGCCGCGCGAGCCGCCGCAGCTTCGCGCGTCTGCACGCGCGCACGAGGACGTTGTGCGCGGCCTGCTGCGAAAGCTCGGCCTCGTAGTAGTCCGCATCTCTTGCACGCTTCCGCGCCATCCACGCCGCGTCGTATCTGCGGCGGAATTCGGAATTCTTCCAGCAGCCCGGATAGCGGCGCGGAAGCGCGCGATCGAATTTGCTCAGCCGACTCACGCCGCCCTCCGCTGCGCCATTTGGCGTTCGTCGTCGCAGGTCCAGCAGAGCGTGCGGCCGTTGCGATTCACGAACCACGCGCTCATCCCCCCGCAGCAATTCGCCTGGACCGGCGTCGCCAGGAGAACGTGGATGGCGGGCGGCGTGTACGCGGTCAAGCTGCGCGTGACAGGCTCGGCGTGGAGCTCCACTGGCGCCTCGGGGAATAAAAGCTGCGCCATGCGGATGCCTTTCCAGATTTCAAAGATGTCCATCAGTTCATCCCCAGCATGAGCTTCTGCAGCTCGCTGATTCTGACTTCGCGGCCTTCGCGCCACGGGTTCAAGAACGTCATGAATGTCAGCCAATAGGGCTGCCGCGGCAGCTTCCACCAAAACAGCCAGATGCCGGTGGTGAGTCCTCCGGCCGCACCTGTCGCTTTCCAATCTTTGTTCACCGCACCCTCCGCGGCGTGCACATCGGATTCCTGGCGCGCGTCTCGACCGCGCAGAGCGTGCACATTCGCCCCGTCGTATGCGGAACCTGAAACAGCCGGCCGCGCGTTTTCCGCCCGCAGCGGCAGCACTTGACCGCCGAAGCCTTCGGCAACGCCTTGAAGATCGTGAAGCGATCGATCTTCGGCCGGTTCGCCCGGAGCGCCGGCGCCGTCACTTCCTCGATCAGCTTCCCGGGATCGCGCTGCTCGGTCACACTTTTTCTCCGCGTGCGCGCCGCGCCTTGGCGGGAAGTGGCTCGCAGTATCGCGGCGGAGCGGGATAAGCTCCGGGCCGCTGCTTACTTCTTCCATCCAGTCTCCCGCTGTAACTGCACGTCCTGAACGACGTACGCCGAATGAGCGAGCGTCGCGCCGATCATCAGGACGTGGCCCGAAACGCGCAGGGGTTTGGCGCGCGCATGTTCGAGCTTCCAGCCGGCGAACTCGATGACGGCCTGCTCGCTGAGCATCACCGCGGCGTAGCGCCCGGCGCCGGGATAGCGGCCGAGCAGCTCCGCGCTGCCTTTCGGAAAGCCGGCTTCCCAAACGCCGACGTGCGAATCGCGGACCGTCTCGTAACCGTCGAGAACGTTCATCGCGGTCAGCGCGACCGATTCCGCGAGGAACGCCTTGCGATTGAAATGGCGCTGGACCGGAAGCTGGAGCTTCGCCAGCGGCGCGGGGGGCGCGGCCTGCGCCTTCGCGGAGAAGACGAGAATGATGAAGAGCAGAAACGCCAGTAAGAGAAGCGCGAAGCTGTAGAGGAACAGCCGGCTCGGCCTTCCTCCTCTCGCGCTGCGGAAGACGTCCGGACGATTGAGGCGCTTCAGGAGGGCCTGGCGCTGCTCGACCGTCCACTCCGGTTCATCGTAAATTTCTCTGACGTAGCCCGGCCCCACCCGGACGTTGCTGGGCTGATCGTAGAACCTGCGTTGCTGATTCGTGTTCATGCGACCTCCTCGGCCAAAATCAGGCTCAACCCCTTGCGTTTTTTCTGGCGGATGTATTCGAGTAAGCGGCGCGACGAGTAGTAGGTCCGCACGACGGCTTCGCCCTTCGGCCCGCGCAGACGCTTGCCGTCGGCGTCGGTCGCGTACGGATCGAGCACGCGGCATTTCGCGAGCAGCTTTTCGCGCTGGTCGTCGCTGAACTTCGCGGGATGCCCCGGCGTGCCCATCGCGCGTGCGGCGATCTGGATCACTTCCTCTTCCGTCATGCCTTCGAGCTGCACGCGGTAGGAGAGACGCGAGAGCATTTGTTCCTGCGAGTAGCGCGCGGCCAGGTCCTTGAACCGCGTATAGAGGTTGTGGCTGCCCATCAGCACGAGGCCGCAGCCCTTGCTGCCGCCGCGCCGCGTGAGTTCGTGGAGAAGGATGCGGAGGGTTTCCATGCAGCGCATGTCGAGGTGCTGCGCTTCATCCACGATGATGGCGGGCGGCCGCGGCCGTGAAAGGAATTCCCCGACCAGCGCTTCCGCGTAGGTGCGGCAGTTGTTTCCGCGCGTCCACACTTCCGCTTCGCGCGCGACGTCTTTCAGGAGCCATAGCGGCGTCGTTTCCGAACTGCAAACGACGCGAAGAAGATCGCGGCGGCCGGCGGCGCGCCACTGCGCCGCGATGTTTTCCGCGACGAAGGATTTCTCCGAGGAGGGCGGCCCGTAGATCAGCGAGATCGCGCCGTGCTCGACCGCCTCCTCGATGCACTCGAGAATCTTGCGATAGCCGCGCGTCTCGATCAGCTCCTCGGAGGGCGGCGCGGCGTCGCGCGGCCAGTTCTGCATCAGGTAAGTCCACAGGCGCGCATCCAGGTACTCGGTGCTGTGGGCGTGCGCGAATTTCTCGTACGTGCCGCGAACGTACATGCCGAGCGTGGCTTCGCCGATGCCGGCGAGGCGCGCCATTTGCTCGATCGCGATTCCGCGGCGCGCCATGAACTCGTCGAGCTTCGCGCGCACGGCCGCGCAGCCTGGGTGCGGAACGGCTTCCAGGCGGCGCATTTCGGGAGCGGGTAAGCGCGACATTTATTTCTCCAACTCCACGGGACCGAAATCGTCATCCACTCCGTCGCTCACGAATGCCGGCGCAAGCGCGGGCAATTCGCGGGCCGGGCGCGGCAGCGTCCCCTCTCCAACGCTGCCGCTGCCCGGGGCCGCGGCTCTGAGGAGAGCCTGCCCATCGGTTCCGGTCCTGATTCCGCGCGCGCGATCGAG